CTATTACATTTGATTCTGCTCCAGGTGGTAGTGTTGTAATAACAGCAGACTATGAGTATTATTTTCAAGTTCGTTTTGCAGATGATGAATTGTCGAGGCAACTTGTTGCCTATCAATTACTACATACTGGCTTACAATTTTTAGAGATAAGATGGGACACTTACACAACCCCTTGTACCACGACTACGTCTACATCGACATCTACAACAAGTACTTCTACATCAACATCATCTACTTCTACGACAAGTACTTCTACATCTACGACAACAACAAGTAGTTCTACGACATCTACATCTACGACAAGTACAACTACATCGACTTCAACTACAAGTACTTCTACGACAAGTACTACCAGTACGTCAACGACAAGTACTACGTCATCTACTTCTACAACTAGTACTTCAACGACATCAACAACAAGTACTTCTACGACAAGTACTTCTACATCTACGACATCAACAAGTACAACATCTACGAGTACAACATCTACAACAGCATGACATGGAGACACTAACAAGTAAGTTAAAATTAGAAGACACTAAAGACCAAAATGCACCGTTAGAATTTTATGATGTTTATTTAGGAGATCAATCAACTTCTGATTCAGATACAAATTATTTCGTAGCAGCAGAAAAAACGATCTCTTTTTATAATCTTGCTAATGATTTAAAGGATTATCTGCCATTACGAATGCAGCGTACTGCATCAAAAAAAACTACTACACTTGAAATAGAAACTATATCAACAGATTTTGATAACGTAGATCAAGCATGGTCGTCTTTTGTTTCTAGTACAGATTTGCGTGGTAAACGAATTGTAATAAGAAGAAGTTATAGAAATTTATTATCAAGCGGTAGCAACGCCAAGATAATCTTCGATGGAATTATCAATAAAGTGCTAGACATTACTGAAGAAAAAATTAGCATCGAATTGAAGATTAAGCAATTCCGTGCATTGTCTTATCAGACAGGTAGAATGTATCAATTGTATTGTGGGTATGTACTTGGCGGCACAAGATGTGGTTTTGATAAAGATTCTACTAAAGTCACAGGGACAGCAGACTCAGGTACAACAGGTTATATGGTTGACGCTGCAAGGACAGAAGCAGAGGATTATTGGAAAGATGGTTATATAGTGTTTTCTTCCGGAGATAATGACGGCGAGATAAGAATTGTAAAAGAATGGGATTGGAATAATGGTAAATTTACTTTCGACTATGCATTACCTAATACTATAGCAGCAGGAGATAATTATACGTTGTATCAAGGTTGTGATAAATCGTTGACGAAATGTAAGAGTCGTTTCGCAAACCAAGCTAATTTTGGTGGATTTCCTCAAATTCCACAAGAAATGAACCCTATAATAGAATGATAACTACAGAAAAAAGAATTACTAATGCTGAGATACTTAATAATTTAGTAGGTATTCCATATAAAGAAAGAGGAGATACTTACGATAGTTGCGATTGTTTAGGTATCACTAAATTATATTATCAAGAAAACGGTGTAGAAGTACATGTCCTTCCTGAATCAACACCAACAGATAAGCTCCATAGTATATTAATAAATGAAGTGGTTCGTCCTGAAGATTTACAAGAAGGTGATACATTAATATTCGCAGAAGATGATAATATACATTTATGTGTTTACTTAGGTTATGGAAAATTTCTTCAAACAGGAGAAGACAGTAAATCATATATAGCAAAATTGTCTCAAGAAGCACTTAATAACTGTTTATTCGCTATAAGGCCTCAAAATGGAGTTATATATTTACCTTATGGTGGAGCAAATTGGCTTCGTATAGCATTAGCGATTGTTGGAGCAGCAATTGGTTTTTGGGTAGGTGGGCCTTCAACATCAGCGATGATGTGGGCGATAATATATGGTGCTGCCGCAGGGTATTCAGTAGGAGTTGCAATGACTCCTCAAAAATTCGCAATGGCACAATCTTCTCCACGATACAGCTTTGGAGAACTAAAAAATACAGCTACAAACCAACTTCCAGTCCCTGTAATTTATGGGCAAATTAGAGTTGCTGGAAATACGTTCTTTCAAAATCCTGTTGAAGGCGGCGACACAATAGAAAGACTTATTGGTTTATGTGAAGGTGAAATTGAATCTATTACAGATGTGCGTGTCAATGGCATAGCAATAGGTAGTTTATCAGGTTGTAGTTATACAGCATTTTTAGGGACATCTACGCAGAATGTAGAAACTGATACTGGCCTTGATTTAGACGGAGTTGAATATCGCCATATTGCTTGTATCTATGTTAAATTAGTCGCTTCTGATAAACTAAAAGGTCAGCCTAACGTCACATGTATTGTAGAAGGTAAAAAAGTAAATACTTGGGATGGTTCTACTTGGTCAGGATCTACATATTCAGCTAATCCTGCTGCATGCACAAGAGATTATGCTGTTTCTGATTTTGAAGCGGGTGGTTGCGGACTATCATCGGATAGCTTAGACACTGCATCTTTTGGATTAAGTTATGATAGGTGTAATGCATATGTAAGTGACGGTGACGAGAGTTCAGAATTAAGATATACAATGGGTATTTGTTTAGATCAAAAAAAAGCTGCTATTGATAATCTATCTGAGATGTTGCCTTGTTTTGCAGCAATGATTTTTAGAAGCGGAAGTACTTTAAAATTGAAAGTAAAAACAATAGAAAATGCAGTCCAGTCATTTGATGAAGATGATATAGGCCAGTTTAGTTATTCTCAGTTTGGATATGATGATAATATAAATAGATTTGGAATAGAGTATTTCGATCCAGACCAAAATGATGCAAAAGTATTGGTCTGGGGAGCGCAAGATAATTATGATCAAGAAGTAAATGGCATAGTCGAACGAACACTGTCGTTGATGGGAATTAATAGAAAAACGCAAGCATTACGTTTATCAAATCAATATTTTTATGAATTAAAAGTAACTAATGTGACTTGTAAATTTAACTCTGCTACTAAATGTATTGGCATAGAGCCTGGAGATATAATTAAAGTAACTCATTCATTGCCTAATTGGACTAATAAATTATTTATGGTAGCATCAATAGAAGAATTAGAGGATTATTCATATGGCGTGGCTGCCTTAGAATATAATCCTACAATATATGATGATGCCTACGGCGCAACGATAGAAACATTCGATTACGGTTCACCGCCTAATCCTTATGCTCCCGTTACAGATGTAAGCAATATTTTAGTGACAGAAAGTGTCTATACTGATACAGATGGGACTGTTGTATCGGACTTGAATGTAACTTGGACAATCGCAACAGATGATACTATTCAATACTTAGACCATTTTATAATAGAGTATTCAAAAGATGCAGGATCCTACATACCATATAACACAGGAGCTAAAGGCGACACAACAGCGCTTATACACAATGTTGAAGCAGATTCAGATTACATTGTTAGAATTAAAACAGTGTCTATAAATGGTATAGTTTCAGACGGTGCAACTTCAGCTTCTACTACAGCAGACGGTAAAACAGATCCGCCTGGTAAAGTGGCTAATTTCGCCTATACATTTACAAACGAATTAAAATTAACTTGGGATAAAAATAGTGAAACAGATTTAGATGGTTATGAAATCCGCGACGCCGACACTAATTGGGGAGTACAAAATTCTAACTTAATATATCGTGGTTTAACAAATACATTTACAATAGTAACTCCCGGTTCAAGATCTCCTGGAACATATTATATACGTGCATACAACACATCAAATATTTTTTCTCTTGGCTCTCGTACAGCTAATCCAGTTAATGCGGCGCCTATAGTAGGCGGTTTTGGAACAGATGTATATTTTGGTTTTGCTAAAGCACATTGGACTGATTCAGATGATGAAGATTTAAAATATTATGAAGTATGGCGATCTATAAGCAATGCTTGGAGTGGCGAAGAAACATTAGATCAAAGAGTGTCAGGAACAGCAGCAATTTTACATGGAGAGAAAGCAGAGCAAGGTACAGCAGATAGCGGCACAAACAATACATTAGTAGATGCATGGTTTACTAAGTTTTCAGATGATTTTTTCAATGGTTGGAGAATTGAAATAACAGGGGGTACAGGGAAAAATCAAGGTCGTATTATTTCTGATTTCACAAAAGCAACAGGGACGTTTACAGTATCAGCTAATTGGGCGATTAATCCTGATAGTACAAGTGAATTCTTAGTCACAGATAATAAATATTATAAAGTACGCGGCGTTGACACCTATGGGAATGGATCTTTTTCACCGGCAAAAGAAGTTACATTTACTAATATCACTGAAGATATGCTTGATGATGCAATATTGACAGCAAGAAAATTAATTGCTGGCGAAGTTATAACATTAACAGCACAAATTAAAGATGCTATTATAACAAATGCAAAGATACTTAATATTGATGCAGATAAAATTATTGCTAATACTTTAGATGCTATAGCAGTAAATACAGGAACGTTAAATGTAAATGAAACTATAACAGTAGGAACAAGCAAAGTTATTATAGATGGAGTTAATCAAGTGATAAAAGTATATGATGATTCAAATAATTTAAGAGTTGAATTGGGGTTATTAGCATGAGCGATTATGGGTTAAGAGTAAAATCTGCTGTTGGAAATACATTATTGACTGTTACTGATTCAATTACTAGGCTTATGTGGGTGTCTGCGCAAACTGCTGTAGCAGGGAATTCCGGAGAATTATCTCAAATAGACGGTCTATCAACTGGTAATTTTAGTATATCAGTAAATTCAGATGTAACTAAATCAACGCATGGTGTATCAAGATCAGGAAATGTAATTAGTTGGACAATATTTAATATAGGAACTGCGATAACACCGGGGAATTGTGTAATATTTTCGTTTGCATACACATAAGGAGATAGAATGTCTGATTACGGATTTAGAGTTACAAATGAAGACAACGAAGTACAGATAGATGGAATTTATCAAAATTATTCACTGGAAGTTAGTGGGTCAATTTCTAATTT